GGCATCTAATCGTCCACGCCTTCGGTCTCGGGATCGCGCTCCCAATCCTGCAACTCGCGGATCAGACCCATGGCGAGCCCTTGGCAGAACAGCGCATGGCCGGTCCACGCCTGATTCTGCTCGTCAGACGCATGGCCGCTGACCTGGATGCCTGCGAAGATCATGTGGGAGAATCGCGCCTTGAGGGCGTCGATCAGATCGGCCGTCGGCACGAGGGAGAGGTCCATGTTATCTGGGCCACCAGCCCCCGCCGCGCCGCACGTCCACGTAGCTGCTCGGCTGATACCGCTGCCGCGTGCCTTCCTGCAGATCGAGCCCCTTGGCCTGCCGCAGCTTCGCCGTGTAGAGGTTCCACAGCCGGTCGCCCTTCGCCGCATTCCCCAGCCCCGCCTCGCAGAGCTTGGCCGCGAGATGGTAGACGATGCACTCGGTCAATCTCGGCGTCATCGTGGTCACGTCGGTGATCCGCTTCACGTACAGGAGATTCAGCGTCGGCTCGCTCGACACGATCACCGCGCCCTCGCGCCGCCAGTGGATGCCCTCGCGGGCCTGGTGCGCCGGCTCATAGCCCCGGAGCCAGTCGGTCGGTAAGGTGAACGTGTAGAGGAAGTCACTATCCCAGTCGGGCGTCGGGTTGTAGAGCCGCCAGGCGTCCGCGGCGAGGGCGGCCAGGGATGTGAACGCCACCGTGATCGTCGCCGTCACCACCGTGGTTGACGTGAAGCCCGTGATGGTGGCGACGCCTGGTCCGCTCACCGGCCGGATCGTTTTCCCGGCGTCCACCGCCAGCGATGTGAACGTGGCGGCTCCGGCCGTGAACACGACGCCCGTGGTGCCCGCCGTCAGCGCGCCCGCGCCCGGTGTCATGGTCGTGGCCGGGGTGGCGTAGGAGTACAACGTGTCCCGCACGATGGCTTCGTTCCATTCGGCCGCGTCCACCGTGGCGTCCCGTGTCTGCTCGTAGAGCGCAGCGCACGCCACGTCGCGGTCCACCGTCGAGGTCGGGGCCGCCACCGTGCCGTCCATCGCTCGGAGGCCCAGGAGCGCGAGCGCCTGGTTACAGATGGCTTCCGGGGTGGCGGCCATTACGCCTCGTTGGTGGTCGGTACGGGCGTATCGGGGCGATCGCCGCCCTTGAGTGCCAGCACGTCCGCCTCCAGCTTGGCCACCTTCGCCTTCTCCAGCGCCAGCGCGGCGTCCCGCTGCGCGATCTGCTCCATCAGATGGACCTGGGTCAGCACGAGGTCGCCAATCACCATCTTCGGGTCAGCGGGCATCACGTCCCCTCCTTCCACGCGAGCAGCGCGTGCTTGAACGTCAGGCCCTCGGGCCACGGGATCTCCAGGTCACCGGCCTTGATGGCCAGTACGCGATCCGCGTCCGTGCGCTCGATGCTGTCGATCTGGAGCGCAACGTACAGGCTCGGGCGTGTCGTGGTCACCGTCTCTCCAGTCATTGCCATGCCGTCCTCCTACGTATCCACCGTGCCGTCATTGACGCGGTTGGTGATCGCGGTCTTGAGTTGCGCGAGTGTGCGGGCGGGCGTCGCCGGGAGGGTCGCCACGCGGGTCTTGAGGTCCGCCAGGGTGGTGGCCGCCGCGACTTCGGTCTTGAACGCCGCGAGCCACGCGCGGAGCACGTTCACCTCATCGCGGGTCACGTCGAAGGCGGCACGGAGCAACTTGTGCTCACGGTCGGTCAGGCCAAGCGCCACGATGGCCCCGGCGCGATCCTGCAGGTTCTCCCACGTCGTTTGCGCGCCTGCGCTCCAGTCGAACGCTGCGAGCGCCGCATTGACGGCCGTGATCTCGCCCCCGCTCGGCGCGTAGCCGACCGCCCACGTATACCCCGCATCCGCTGGGCCGGTGCCGGATACACCGACGATGTTGGGGTTGACGGCGACGAGCGCGGCGGTCAGCCGGGTCAGCGTGTTCATCTCAGTATTCCCAGGTCGGCAGCATGAGCTTGGCCCCCGAGAAGGTCGATGTCGCCGCGGTCGTCTCCTGTTCGAGGAGGTTGATCGCGTGATACCCCGACGGAAGCCGGATCTGGGTCGTGCTCCCGAGCCGATTCTGGAGCGCGGTGGCCTGCTGGAGCCCAACGGTGAACGTCGAAGCCGTCACGTCCAGGCTCGCACTGATGACGGTCGTCTGGTCGATGCCATACGCAGCGCGCGGCGACCCGTTGATGGCCGTGGTGAAGAGCGCATGCAGTGAGAGGGCCACGTCGAGCGTTTCACCCGCCACTACCTCCACCCTGGCCCCTGACAACCCGCCCCACTGTCGTACCGTCGCTGAGTTGTAGGTGTGGCCGTCCACGATGCTAAACGAGGCCGCCGTTGGCACGCGGTTGTAGGCGTTGCGGAGGAACAGGCGCGGGTTCGTGGACACCGCCGCCACCCCGATGCTCATGAACTGGTGCGTCATTGTGTTGGTGGCGTCCGCGTAGACCACGCCGAGAAGCGTTCGGGTCGTATCGCTCCCCTTCACGGCCCACGGCTGAGTCCCGACCTGCGTTGTCGCCTCGGGCGTGTTCACTCCGGACCAGACCGTGCCGATCTCCAGCGCCGCCGTGCTTCCGGACTTGAAGGCATAGATGGAGTACGCCGACGCCGCGGTCAGCGAGGGCGCGAGCGTGATCTCGGCCGCGATCGGCACGTCCTCCCACACCGAGCCATTGTGGATCGGGACGGTGAAGTCGGCCGCTTCCGTGGTCGCCGTCGCGCCGGGCGAGTAGGCCACGTACCGGAGCGTGGTGCTCTGGACGCCGGCCGGGCGGATCTCGGCGGTGATCGAGGCCGTCAGGTTGATCCGGCTGGCGTCGGCCTCGGCATTGGCCAGGCTCGCGTAGCACGCGATGGTCGTGGTCGAGAGCGCGTTGAGCCAGTACGTCGTCCCCGCCGTGAGCCCGCCCCCCGTCGCCGAGACCGTGAACAGCGTGCCCGTCACCCAGCCATGCGCCGCCGCGAACGTGATGACCTCGGTCCCAGTGTCGGTGCTCGACGGCGTGGCCGGCATCGGACGGTAGGCCGCATGACCGGAGGCAAGGGTCAGCCGGCCTCCGAACGGCTGTCCCGCCAGCGCGGCCACCGTCAGCGTGCCATTGGCGCCGGTGTCGGTGAACCCGATCCCCGTGCCCGCCGTCAGGACGCGCTCGGCACTCAGGCCCCCGTCGAGCGCCAGTGTGAGGTACTGGGCACTCGCAGGCGCGCCCGTGCCCGATGGGCTGCCCCACGTCCCGTCACCACGCCAGAAGGTGGAGGCCGACGCCCCGGTGCCGGAGTCAAGGTTGCCGACCGGCAGGTTGCCGGTCACATCGGCCGCGAGGTTGACCGCGCCGAACGTCGGCAGGCCCGCCGCGTTGCCGTGGAGCACCGTGGTCGTGGTGCCCAAGCTAGCGAGCACCTTCACGTCGTCGGCGGCGTTGCCGACCACGAGGGCCGACGCGGTGAGCGCGCCTGCCGTGTGGGTGACGGTGCCGGTGCCAGCGCCTGACGAGGCAATCGTGATCGTGTTGCCGACCGGCGTCAGGGTGATATTGGAGCCGGCGGCGAGCGTGACCGCGCCCAGCAGCCCGTTGATCTCTGTGACCGCGATGCTGGCGATCGTGGTCGAGACGAGGTTCTTGCTGGCGTCGGTGGTGACGACGCGGGAGGCGGTGAGGGAGGGCACGTTGATCGCCGCGCCGAGCAGGCGCAGATTGCGCTGGACGCCCGTCCCGCCGGCTTCCGTCCCGTACTCCAGCACGTTCGCGTTCCACTGTTGGACCACGCGCTCGAAGTTGACCGCGCCGGGCGTGTACTGCGGCGAGAAGGCGGGGTTGTAATAGGCCATCACCCCATCGCCCTTGACGCGATAGACGCCTGGCGAGTCGTACCAGAGGAAGTAGTTATGCACGGCCCCGTTGATGACCTTGCTGTAGAACGCGGTGCCCACCGTGATCGACCCGCCGAGTCCCGTTTGGAAGACGCCATCGACGTAGTACACGCTCGCCGACGTGATCGTCCCGCTCCCATAATTCGTGACGGCGCCGTACGACACCGGGGCCGAGGCGAGGTCGCCATCGCTCCAGTGACTCACCGTCAGGCCGAGCGCGCCCAGCTCGCTGAGATCCTGCGTCCCGCCGGGGACTGACGCAGCGAAGAGGGTCGCCCCGTTGGCCGCGTTCCCCGCCACGTCGGCCGCAATCATCTCGGCGATTAGGCCGGCGAAACGATCGCCGCTCGTGGCATCGATGGTGGCGCCCACGTCAAGGAGGCCGAGCTCTGGCAAGGTCGCACTGCCGTCGCGGACCTTGAGGGCGCGGAGGACGGACAGGACATCGGTGGTCTTGTTGTAGGCGAGCCCGGCGTCCCCACCGAACGCGCCCGCGTCGTTGAACTGAACCTGGGTGTCGGCGCCCCCCGGCGTCCCGCTGCCCCCGCTGCCCGATCCGCCAGGAGAAATGACGATCAGCACGTGGTCATTCCATCGCCTGCACGACCACGCGCGCGTCCGTCGTCACGCGCTTGAACCGGAGCCGGTTCGCGCAGTCATCGAAGAAGAAGGTGCCCGCCGCCATCTCGAAGTCCCCCGCTCCCGGCGTCGTCAGCGGGCCGGTGAAGGTCACGTAGATCGAGGCGTCGAGCACCTGGCAGAGCGCCCCGCGCTGGTTACCGGTCCCGCAGAGATCGGCCGTGATCCCGATGGCCGACGAGCTGACCACGATCACCTCCTTGCTGCCGGTGGGCGTGTAGGGGACGACGAGGACCACGCCGGTCTACCCCTTCAACTCGGGGTCAGCCGGGAGCCCGATGCTCGCCCGGAAGGCGTCGTACTTCGCCTTGACGTTGGAGTACAGGCCCTCAATGCGCGCAATCTCCTGCTCCCGCTCGTGCACGCGCGTCGCCTGCTCGTCGTCCAGCTCCTTCTCCTGCAGCCGCCGATCCGTGGAGAGCCGCGCCGCCACACTGGCCGCCTGCGCCTCCGTGGTCCGCAGCGCCTCTTCGGCCGCCCGCTGGTCCTTCGCGGCCTGGGCGATGTAGGTATCGGCCGCCAGGCGGGCTTGCTGCGCCTTGTCCTCCAGGCTCGTGATCTCGCCCGTCAGGACGACGCGCTGGTTCTCGAGCCCCCGTACCGCAGCGTCGGCCGCCTTCTGGCGCGTCTCGGCCTCCAGCGCCGCCTCGATCACGTCGGGCAGCCCGTCGAGTGGGGCGAGGAACGTCCGCAGACGATGGGCTGACTCAAGCGACAGCGCGAGATCGCGCTTGGGCTTCTCCGGTTCCTTGGCTGGCATCACGCCCTCCCCATGTGCAGGCGCACCTCGCCCGCGTCCTTGAACACCGGGCGCACCTGATACACCCGCTCCCGTACCGTGACGAGCCGGTCCCGGAGCCCGGTCGGCGTCCCGTCCTGGTCCTGGAGCGGGAACCACCGTCCCGCCACGTCGGGGTCGAGCGTGCCCTCCAGCCCCGCGCCCTTCGTCACCGCCACCGTCAGCGGGCGAAAGTCCACGATCAAGGGGCTCGCGGTGTCCCCGGCCTTGCCATCCCACACGAACACGTCGAGCCCGTCCCGCACGCGCACGGGCTTACAGTCGGCCACTGGTCACCTCCTGCCCCGCGGCAGACGCCCGGAGGCGCCCACCGCGAGGCGTTGATGTGCGTTACCCTTCCAGCTGGTACGTGATCGAGAGCGTGATGGTCCCCGTCGCCGTGGTGGCGTCCCCGACGCACACGAGGATGTCCTTCTCGCAGGTGTACTTGTAGCCGATGCCGTCGATGGCGTTGAACCGCCCGCAGCCGTTGTTCTGCGCTCCGACGCCCTGCATCGCCGAGATCGAGGTCAGGAAGCGATCCGTGTCGAACGAGTCGCCCACCGTGACCGTCATGGACGCCCCGAGCGCGTCGCACATGACGAAGCCGTCCTTGACCACCGCGCCCTTCGGGAGCCGCGCCATCGCGATGTAACTGCCCGCCGTGAGCGTGGCCGCCTCGTAGGTGTCGGTCTGGTTGTACAGCCGGCCGTGGAACTTGGAACTGTCGGGCATGATGGCCGGCGTCGAGTCGAGCAGCGTGACGTTCGGTCCCTTGACGGTCTGTCCTCCGAATGCCATGGCTTAGGTTCCTCCTTTCTCGGCTCTAGGCCGTCTCGTCGATGTCCACGGACACCACGCGCGCCTCTTCCACGCGCACGGAGCCCGCGCTGATCTTCATGAGCACCTGGATCGAGTTGTTGAGGTCCGGCCGCCGGTCGATCTCGGGGGCGCCGTTGTCGATGGCGATGGAGAGCGCGAGGCCCTTCCGCTGGAACGCGAAACACGTGCGGACGTTGCCGCTCTTGGCCAGGCGCGTGGTCTTGATGAACTTGAAGCCCATCCACGTGTCCACCTCGCCGTTGACGAGCGCCTTGACCGTGTTGTAGTCGCTCGACGTGACGGCGGTGTCGTCCAGGAGCTTGCGGATGCCGGCCGGGGAGCTGACGAAGTACCGCTCGCTCTCCTCCACGTCGGAGTCATCGAGCAGGAGCTTGGCGAGCTTGACCTTGGCCGTGGTGAGGTTCGTGGAGCCGTTGGCGATGACGTTGCTGCCGGAGTTCGCGCCCCCGGGGTTCACGTAGCTGGCGAGCGTGATGCTGCTGGTGGCGTCGGCGTTGCTGACGGCCGTCGAGTTGCCGGTGGCCGCCGCGATGATGAGGTCGTCCCAGTTGCGGTTCGCGGACTCGGCCAGGATGCGGGCGTACTCGGACTGCGGCGAGATCAGCATCTTCACCTGGTCCACGTCGTCCAGCAGGACGGCGCCGGCCTTGTCGGTGAAGATCAGCCGGCGCCTCGAGTGCTCGGGGTTGATGATCGGCGTGGCCTGGTGGCGCGAGGTGAGGGTGACGAGATCGGCCCCGCCCAGCCGCTCCCAGTTGTCGGTCTTGCCGACGACGCCCGTCCGAACACGGACGTACTGGCGGAGCTTGGAGTCCATCTGGCTGGCGAGCCGATGGATGTTGTCGTGAAACGCGTGGACAAACGCGAAATCGACCGTGGTGGACATCGTGAGAAGCCCTCCTGCAAGGTCGTGCTCACTCCAACTGCCCTTGCGAAGGGGTCTCCCGCCCACTGCGGGCCCTTCTCACGCCGTGACGTGGCGTTCCTGCGGTGGGTCTGTGCCCACCGTCGCCAGGCCCTCTCGGGGTCTCCCGGCGCTGTCGTGCCGTTACTGCGGTGCTACTTAGGAGCTAAGTGGGCGCGGATACGCCCAGTACGCCCGATTCCGGCACTTGTTCCGGGCCGGAAACTTCTCCTTCATCGGTGTCTGCACCCACTTAAAGCCGCCGTCGATGATCCCGATCTCGCCTGCGGTCAGGCAGCGCACGAGCAATTCTCGGCGGCGGTGTGCCGCATTCCGCTTACACATCCGCTTCGTGCGCGGTGACGCCACTAGTCGTGCAACTCCAACCGCACCCGCACGCCCTTGCCGACCCGGAGCAACGTCTCCCGGTCGCAGCACGTGAGCGAGCCGCCCGTGATGACGATGCTGGAATGATCCACGCCGGCGCCCGTGCTGGATTCCAGCGGCGTCAGCGTGACGGCGGTGGCGCTCCGCGCCGTGACGGTGAACTCCTTGACGATGTGGTTGCTCATCGGGCGGTCACCTCCTCTGGGGGTCGCATCAGATCACCGACACCACGCGCTTGCCCTCCTTGCCCAGCATCTGCTGGGTCAAGGCGAGCACTTCGTCCACCGCCTTCTTATGCCCCGGGTGGCCTTCCAGGTTGAACGGGTGCTTGGGATCGTCCCGGATCGCCTTGATCTTCGCGGCCACGATGTCCGGCGCGTTCGCCGGGTCGTCGCCGTGGATGATGCCGTCCTCCAGCATGCGTTCGCCCGCCGTCGCCATGAGACGGAAGAGAATGGGATGGTCACCGAGACGGGAGGTATCAAGGAACCCCTTCACCGTGTCCCACCCGAGCCCCGAGTCCTCGGCCATCTGCTCGGCGAAGCGGAACGCCGCCGTACTGGCACGCGCGAACTTCGACGGGCCGATCTGGTTCTTCCACTCCGCGATCTCGCCCACCCACCCCTGCTGCACCTGATCGAGCCGCGCCTGCTCGCGGAGCGCGTAGTCGGCGATCAGGCCCTTCGCCGCGTCGGCCGGGATGCCATGCTTCAGCAGGATCGGCTTGAACGCCTCCAGCGCGTCGGCGTCCAGGCCCAGCTCCTCGGCCTTGATGTCGTAGCCCGCCGCGTCCTTCGGCACGCCGATCGACTCGCGATAGCGCGCGATGTCCTCGGGCTTGGCGTCCGCGCCCGGCTTCTTCAGGAGCCCCGCGCTGATGGTCTTCTGCGCCGCCGCGACGCCCCGTAGCGCCTCCTCCTGGCTCTTGTAGCGGCCGAGGAACGGATCGGCCTTCAGGTCGTCGGGGAGTGACGATCGCCAGTCCTCGGGCGCTGGCGTCTTGTCGATGATGACTTGCTCTGGCGCTCCGGGCGTCGGCGTGTCGGGCGCGAGCGCAACTACCGGCTCGGGTGCCGCCGTCAGCGTTGTCTCAGGTGCCATCGTTACCTTCCTTCGGCCCCGTCAGGGCCACCTTCTGCGCGGCGGGTGCTCGCACCTGCGCGATGCGCCGCCGGATCTCGAGCACGAGCTGCCGCCGCCCCTCGCGGAGCGCCATCCTCGTCAGGTCCACCGGCACCGTCTGGTCCACCGTCGTCTCGTCCATGAACGCCTGCGTATGGAGCCACGCGAGCGCCCGCACCCCCGGCTCCGTCGAGAACGTGGCCTCGATGTCCTTGTTGAGCGCGAGGGTGACGGCGGCGGCGTCAGGCATGGGAAATCATGAAGGCCAAGGAATCCCACACCACCGACAACGAGTAGTCCACCTGCGCCGGTCGTCGTAGCAAAGCTGGCCCTGGTGCGCGCCCGTCAACAGACACGGAAGCTTCTCAAGCCAGCGATCAAACGACTCGATCCACTTCATGCCTGCGGCGTGTTCGCCACCACCGCGGCCGCGAGCGCGTCGTTGTCGGCCGTCAGCGTGGCCACGAGCGCGTCGATCTTGGCCTGCGTCGCCGGATCGGCCCCAGCCTTCAGCTCGGCGATCTGCGCCGCCAGCCCAGCCACCAGCGTCTTCACGGACTCGTCCACGGAGGTGTTGCGCGCCACTTGAGCTTCGAGGTTCGCCAGGTCGATAGCCATTTCGACTCCTTGTCGGGTGAGGATGAGCAGCACGTCGAGGATGCGGTTGAGTAAGCGCCGATCCTCGCGGGTGAAGGCGTCGCGGTCCGGTTGGTTACGCATCTTCGATCTTTGATCTTGATCCGGGCGTCGATCGGATACCATGCCGACCAGTTCAGCCCACAGCGAAACTCCCACACGCTCCCGTCATCGCGGACGACCTGCTCGCGCCACGCGACCGGGAAGTGCCAGTTGGCGGGCATCACGCCGCCGCTGCCTGTGGCTGACTACCCTGCTGCAACGCCCCCATGACGCCCGGCGCCACCTTGGCGGCCTCCAGACCGATCTGCGCCTGCTGCTGCGCCTTGAGTGCCTGCTCCCGCGCCCCCCGCACCTCTTCCATGACCTTGGGATCTTGCAGGCCCTGCGCGGGCACGCCGAGCACGTCGGCCCCATGCCGCGCCAGCCAGTCCACGTTGGCGTTATCCATTGCCTCGGGCCGCCCGGCCTGGGCCATCCCGAACAGATCGGCCATCCACATGCGCACGGCGGCGGCGTCGTTGGAGCGCGCCGCACGGGCCAGTGGACCCTCGTACTGGATATCGAGCTCGGCACCCATCTCCAAGAGAACAGGCGGGGGCGGTGGCAGCGCCTTGGCCCGCATCATCATGCCGAAGCCGCGGCTCACCATCGGGGTGGCGACTTCCGACTGAAGCCGGCCAGCGGTGGAGCCGAGGGCCTGCAACCGAAGCTGCTTCCGCTCCAGCACCGCGGTCGCCGTCTCGACAGGCGACTCCTTCACGGTCAAGAGGTCATGGAAGAATATTTCTCGGATCTGGTTGATCAACCGATCCTCGCGCTCGTGCGCCACGTCGAAGCGGGCGCCCGAGATGAGCGGCATGATGGCGTTCGGCTGGTTCGTGATCGTGATGTCGGCCGGGCGGAGACTGACTTCACCCGTCACGCTGCCCTCGATCTGGGTCAGGGGCGGATCGGTGGCCTTCTCCTCGGCCCGGAGCGCGTTCTCCATGTGCTGGCACAAAGTCCGAACGGCCGGGTACGCCGTGTGGCCGGGCCCACGCCCATACACCTCGCCACTGGCCTTCGCCCACCTCCCCGCGATGATCGGGAACTCCTGGAACCCCGACTCCTTGAGCAGCCGCGAGCCCTTCACCAGCACGTAGCACGAGGCCCACGGCATGTTCTGCCGATCGCGCTTGTCCTCCCGCCGATCCTCGCGCGGGTAGATCGCGTGCAACACCTCAATCATCTCGTCGCCCTTGTTGCCCTCGATCATGCGGGCGACATCTTCACCGCACTTCTCTTCCCCCCACAGCTCCACCGCGATCCGGGCCGCCACCTCGAACACGCGGTAGTGCGTATCGACTTGCCCC